ACCAGCGTGATCACTATCACAAATAGGGCTAAACTTATTAGCAAAAACCCCGTAGATAGAATTGAGCAGAATTTTGATGACGTGTTGTATAGTGTCCGCACGTTCCATATTAAACTTACACGTTTTGTATACATCTGTGTCTGGTGTTAAATTACTTAGCTGTTTCTTATATTCAATATATTGGTTCTTGTTTCTTACACGTTCACTATAAAGTCCGTCAATCAACGAAGGCACAACACCTTTCTTCTTCTGAGTATACAAAACGTTAGCTTTAGATATAGCTAGCTTTTCAAGTTCAGCAAATTTAGCAAACTTTTCGTTAGATAGTTTATACTCTTTACCACTAGCTAATAACAAAGTAGTATCAGTATCGTCTTTAGCTATAATCTTACCTATCTTAGTTTCTGGTGATATATTAAGAGTAATAATAGTGTTAGGGTATAGAGAGTTAGCATCATAACTCACAATAGCAGTCTTTAAACCACGTTCCGGATCTCTAACATAACCGCCTTCAATTTCATCTCTAGTAGGACCAGACACGAAAGTAGGTATAACCATGCCGTGTTTGTAGGCTTCTAAAGCAACACAACCAGTAACGATCTGTACTTTACCTAAAGCAGCTTCAAAACTAGTCAACCCTTTATAAGCTAACATACGAATAATCTTAAAGAACTGTAGTTTCTTTTCCATTCGTACTAACAAGTCGACGTCCTGAATGTTATAGTCAACAAAGTTATTCCAATCGTCTTCTGATAGAGAAGCTAGGTTAGTAGCATTAATAGCTAGTTTACCTTCACCTAACTCATGCTGTGCTACAAAGTTTAGTGCGTATGATTCTAATAAACCGCGTGCAAAGCCTTTGTATACTTCCATATAGTCCATAGCTGATACACCGTGAATGTACCAGCGATCTAACTCTTGACCTTTAACAAAGATACCTTTACGACACCAAAGACTTTTTAATGGAGATAAACGTTTAGCAGCGTTTTCTCCTAATAAGTTGTTAATACGGTTAATAGTATAAGGGAAGTCGAAAAAGTCTGTATTCCACCCAGATAAGATGTCAGGGTAATAGTCGTTTTCCCAAAACTCTAAAAACTTATTAAGCAAGTCTATCTCACCACTACACTCTGTGTATACCACGTTCTTACGAGAAGGTGTATAAGGTTTGCAACCCCAGGTATAAAACGTTTCAGATAGATTATCGTATATCGTTATAAGATTGATAGGGTGTTTGGCATCTTTAGCTTCAGGGAACTCGTCTGGTGAATAGACTTCGATATCGAGAAAACAAACCTTTAATGGGTTAGCAGAGAACTCAGGCTTTTCGTAATCGTCTCTAAACTTCTCAATAAGAAACTGTTGCTCTACCTGAATGTTATGATATAAACGTTTAATAGCCCCATCTTGTGCTGCTTTATTACGTTCAAACGAGTTTTTAAACACTTTCTTCTTTAACTTAGTGTTAAAGATAGATAACGCATCATGGTTATCCATATTAGTCTCTACATAGAAATAAGGACTGTACGGAGTCTTAGTAACAACACGTTTACCGGTTTTATCCCAGGTAAACAGGTAAGCTAAACTTTCACGAGAGTTATAATATACGTTACGATACACAAAACATATTATGTACCATCTTACTAACTAATCAAGAAGGAAAGTAAACTTTCATATGCTCTTCAATGTGATCTTCTAACCAATACCTGGTTGCAACTTTACGAGCGTCATCTGATTCATTTAAGTACATTCTACGATCTCTTAAGAGTTTCTTAGCTAAATCCATCATTTCATCAGGTGTATTGAACCGTAAAGGCGCTATAGGATCTACACTATATGGTGGAGCGTCTTGACATAAACAAGGTATACCTAGTGCACCAGCTTCAAGATACTTAATAGGCGCTTTAGCATAATTAAACTTATTGTTTTGCAAAGGTGCAAATGCTAAATTAAGATTTAAAGAATCAAATGTATATGAATAGTTATAAAGAGAAGTCCAACCTATATATTCAATATCTCCAGATTGTACTAAGTCTTGTAAAGCATAAGGAAAACCACCCATAAACACCCATTTATATTCTTTACATGTTTTACGAATAATCGGTAAGAATGGGTCGAGATCGTCTTGTAAGCCAGGTACTCTATCTACATTTAAATGGGTAGGACTGCCAACATAACCTATACGTGGGCGCTTTTTATTACGATCAAAATTTTCTGTTACTTTTTGCTTGCTATAAAAACGATCCATCCAAAACTTTGGAAGGTAGTTAGGTAATACTATAGCCGGTACCCCAGTTTTTGCAGTGTAATAGTCTGCCATGTACTTAGTAGGACATGTAATAGCATCACATAACCTAATAATTTCAATAGCTGTTTTACCAATAATAGGATCTACGAAAGCGTGACGAGATTTATTATATAGTGGAATATCTTCTGGAAAAATAACATCGTCGATTTCATAATACAGTTTAAACTTGCTACCTTTATTAGAAGTATCTCTTAAAAACTTTGCAAATTGAAGCTGCGGCTCAGTAACCTGTCGCTGTATTTTTACTGATTTGACGCTAGCATAGTAACGAGGATCCAAAAGCATCATTGTTGCATTGGTAATAACTCCTTTACCGGAAGAGTTAATTAAGGCTTCTGGCCAATGCATTCTCCAAAAACCACAACCGCCATGGTCGGCAGCAAAGCTCATAGCTGTATTAGCTGGAGCGGCTGGAGACGCGTTTGGTGGTACAGCCCCAGGAAAATTATTATTAGGTGTTGGTATACCTAAAACTGGTGCACCAAATGGTAGAGCGGGAGCGCCTAATACGAAGGAATTATTCATTATTAAAAGTTGTAGATCTTACTGTTATGCCGTTTTTCTTTTCTAGATATATGATTTCACCGCTTGTACAGTACTTCATACTTTCCTTGCGGTGTGATATTATATACACTGCCTCTTGGTATTTTTCCACTCTATCACGTATTATATCCAATACTAATTCAATACCTTTTTCATCTAATGATGAATCTAGTAGCTCGTCAAATACAGATATATTTAACCATACATTAGCTTGTGCTCTACGAATATCTTGAAATGTAAAAATCATTGCAAGATCAATAGCTTTACGTTCAGCTCCAGAAAAGTTAAAGTAACTACATTCTACCCCGCGCTCGTTTGTAATAGTTTCTTCAAAGAACTCGTTAAACTTAACTGTGCTATTGCTTTCAAGTCTTTTTAAGTAAAACGCGAGTCTAAGATTTAATACTTCAAGTATCTTTTTAACAATAAATGACTTTACACCTTCTTCAGAAGTAATGAACTTAGCCGATTCTATAATCTCTATTTTAGCTTGTAGTGCTGTAATGTTGTTTTTTACTTCAGCAATTCTATCCTCAATCTTTTTGATACTATCTGCATAGACGTTATCATCTACGTTTAGAGCTTCTAAGTCTACTACTAATTGTGATTGCCATTCTTTAAGCTGGTTTAAACGGTTATTAACACTTTCTACCTCTTTTTTACGTATATTGAAATCGTTTAGCTTTTTCTGCATAGCAGAAATACCTTTTTCAATCTTGTCTACATTAGCTTGTGCTTCAGTTAAGCGAGGCTTTTCTGTTTTTAGTATCTCGATGTATTTAACTATCTCTACTTCACAGTCTGCTTTATCTTTTTCGTATTGAGTATTAGCAGCTTCAGCAAGATCTTTACCACAGTGCGGACATTTGCTATCTACCTTCTTAAGCTTTTTAATACGATCATTATTAAGCTTGATATGGGTTTCTGCTTCAGTAATAAGTTTGTTGATACTAGCTACTTTTTTATCATGCGTTTTTTCTGCGTCTTTAAGAGTCTGAATATCAGTTTCTATCTTCTTTTGAGCTTCGTTATCTACTGATTCAAGTTTATTAACACGTTCATTGATTAAAGCAATCTCTTGTTCATTATTACGCTGACGTGTTAATAGTACTTCTCTACGTTTTTTCTTACCCTCTTCGTAGGCATCTCTTTGCTTAATATTGTCTTGTAAAGATCTTTCAGTCTCGTTTACCTTAGTCAACTCAATATCTAGGTTACGTTTAGTTTCATTAAAATCAAAACGAGCAATACTTAACATATTGCTAAACACTTCTAAATTAAGTATACCCTCAATAAATTTACGCTTCTCGATCTTTTTCTGAGCC